CCATTTGGAGATTATGATGACTATTGCGATAGTGCTACAATGGCCTTGATGCGTTTCCGACAAGGTGGTTTTGTATCTTTACATGAAGATTACCAAGATGAGGTGCGATTATTAAAAAAGAACAGGACAGTTTATTATTGAAAATTTATTTAACTAGGTTTGTTTGGGATGGCAAAGAATATGGCGGACCTAACATACATGCAGAAACCATCGAAATAGCACAGGCTATTGCAGAATTGAATGGTTTAGTTATAGATGGTGAGCTAACAGACATAGTTGGAATGGAAAAAGATGAAGCAAGAGTGATACACTAGGTAATTATGGCGATAGATAAAAAATTAGGCACAGAAGATAATCCAGATGTAAGAGTACAAGGCTCTGCTGTTGAAATACCTCTTGATACCACAAGAGAAGATCAAATTAGAGAAGCTGCTGAAATACTTGTAGAAAATGAAAATTTGTTTATTGACGAAGAAATACAAGGCTCACAGCCTCAAGAGATGGATTTTAATTCTAATTTAGTAGATTTTTTAGGCGAAGATATACTGCAAAACATATCAAACGATTTACTAAGCTCAATTAAAAGCGATAAACAATCTAGGTCCGAGTGGGAAAAAACTTATACCGACGGCCTTAAATATTTAGGTATGAAGTTTGATGACTCAAGATCGCAACCATTTGAAGGTAGTTCTGGCGTAGTCCATCCGATTTTGGCAGAAGCCGCTACTCAATTCCAAGCGCAGGCTTACAAAGAAATGTTGCCAGCAAAAGGACCTGTAAAAACAGAAATAGTTGGTGCTCGTACAGTAGAAACAGAAAATCAAGCAGAAAGAGTACAAGAGTTTATGAACTATTACATTATGAATGTAATGGAGGAATATGATCCAGAGTTAGACCAAATGTTGTTTTATTTACCATTAGCAGGATCTACATTTAAAAAAGTTTATTTTGATTTTGTTCTAAATAGAGCAGTTTCTAAGTTTATACCACCAGAAGACTTAATTGTTCCTTATGAAGCACCAGACATAAGTTCAGCCGAAAGAATTACTCATGCTATTAGCATGTCAGCTAATGAGATTAAAAAACAACAACTGTCTGGATTTTACGCAAATGTAGACATAGGTTCTGAAAGTTATTCAGATGATCTTTCTGATATAGCAGAAGCCATAGATGAAATACAAGGCGTTTCACCATCATATAAAGAAAATAGAAATAGAACAGTTTATGAAGTACATACTGTTTTAGATATAGAGGGTTTTGAGGATGTAGACGAACAAGGTAATCCTACTGGACTCAAACTACCTTACATAGTAACTATAGAAGAGGACTCAGAAAAAGTATTATCTATTCGCAGAAATTATTTACCAAATGATTTACTAAAAAATAAAATTAATTATTTTGTTCAATATAAATTTATGCCTGGTCTTGGTTTTTATGGTCTTGGACTGTCACACATGATTGGCGGATTATCAAAAGCATCAACATCAATATTAAGACAACTTATAGACGCAGGAACATTAGCAAATTTACCAGCTGGTTTTAAAGCTAGAGGTATGAGGATTAGAGATGAGGATGATCCACTACAACCCGGAGAGTTTAGAGATATAGATACGACTGGCGGATCTTTGCGAGAAAACTTAATTCCGTTACCTATTAAAGAGCCTAGTAGCGTATTGATGCAATTACTCGGTATATTGGTCGACTCTGGTAAAAGATTTGCTGCAATAGCTGACATGAATGTTGGTGATATGAACCAAGCTATGCCAGTTGGAACTACTGTCGCTTTGCTAGAGCGTGGCACAAAAGTTATGAGCGCAATCCACAAAAGGTTGCATCATTCACAAAAAATTGAATTTGGCTTAATGTCTAAGGTTTTTGCTGAGTTTTTACCGCCTGTTTACACTTTTCAAGTAGGCACAGGACCAAGTGAAATAAAACAACAAGACTTTGATGACAGAGTAGATATTATTCCTATATCAGATCCTAATATTTTTTCACAAAGTCAAAGAGTTACATTAGCACAAGAGCTTTTACAAATGGTTCAATCTAATCCAGAAATACACGGACCACTTGGTATTTATGAAGCATATCGTAGAATGTATGCAGCTTTGGGTGTGGATAATGTTGAGTCATTATTACAACCACCACCAGACATGACACCACGACCAGTCGATGCTGGGATCGAAAATTCTACACTTTTAATGGGACAACCTGCTCAGGCTTTTCCAGAACAAAACCACCAAGCACATTTAGAGGCACACAAAAGTTTGTTTTTAACCAATATTGTTAAAGAAAGTCCACAAGTACAAGCCTTAATTATTAGTCATTGCATGCAACATTTACAATTCTTAGCAAGCCAAATTGCACAAGAACAAATGCCAGAAGAAACAAAACAACAAATGGCACAGATACAAGCACAGATGCAACAAGTATCACCAGAAGAAGCACAAATGATTATGCAACAAATGCAAATGATTGTAGAACAATACAGCTCAACAATAATGGCTCAATTAGCTAGTGAGTTCTTACAATCTATAGGAATGAACAATAATGTAGATCCTCTAGTAGATATTAGAAAACAAGAATTAGATCTTAAAGATAAAGAATTAGATATGGAATCTCAACAATTTGAGGCAAAACAACAGCAAAGAGCACAAGAAAAAATGCTCGATGCTCAATTACAACAAGAGCGTATGGGTGTGCAAAAAGACATTGCAGATGATAAACTCGAAGTAGCAATCGATAGATTAAAACAAAATGCTGATTTGAAATTACTCGAATTAGAAAATAAAATAAGAGGCTTGTTATGACAACATCATATAAATTAGAAGCGATTAAAAAACTTAAAGCTGAAAAAAAAGCTGAAAGAATTAAAGAAGCCGAGGACTTAAAAGCTGCGCAAGAAGCAGAAGAAAAAAAGCACCAGGCAAATCTTAAAAGAATAGCTAACAAAATGGCACAAATTGAACAAGGCTTACCTGTAAAAAAGGAAGTTGTTGTAGAAGAAAAGCCAGTTGTTAAAAAAACTCCAGCTAAAAAGAAAACAGTTGCTAAAAAAACAACAAAAAAAGCTCCAGCTAAAAGAGGCAGACCAAAGAAAAAATCGTAAATGGACGAAATAGATTTAATGGCTAAAATCAAGAGATTGATTGAAAGCAGAGAAAAGCAAATACAAGAAACTTTAATGTCTGGTGGCCTAAAAGATATAGAACATTATAAATATTTGCAAGGAGAGCTTTCTGCTTTATACTATATTGCAAACGAGATAAGTGATCTAGGAAAAGATATATGAGTTCAGAAGCAGTAGAAAACAACATAATGGCAAAAAAAGTGGCAGAGGCCTATGTAGATCCCGAAGAAGTGGTTTTAAATCCAGAAAAGTTGGACGCTTCAATATTAGAACGGATGCCACAACCAACAGGATGGAGAATGTTGGTTTTACCTTATGCTGGAAAAGCACAAACAAAAGGCGGTATTGTCTTAGCAAAAGAAACAAAAGATCGTGAGGCTCTAGCAAGTATAGTAGCTTATGTGGTTAAAAAAGGACCACAATGTTATAACGATAAGGCTAGATTTGGAGATAAACCTTGGTGTGAAGAAAAACAATGGGTTTTAATTGGACGTTACTCCGGTTCAAGATTTAAACTTGAAGATGGTGCGGAGGTTAGAATCATCAATGATGATGAAGTAATAGCCACCATTCTCAATCCAGATGACATAGTGAGCTTATGACAACAGAAAACGAAGTAAAAGAAGTTCAGCAACCAGAGGTTGATGAAATTGAGGTAGAAGTGACTGAAAACGAAGCGTCGTCCGATGCTTCAAGTGAGGACGAGTTAGAAAATTATACGAAAAGTGTATCGAAACGTATAAACAAACTTAACGCGCGTAATCGTGCAACAGAAGAGAGAGCTGCAAAATTAGAAGCTGCTTTGCAACAAAGGGAAGCAGAGGTTCAAAATTACTATCAACATGCAGTCCAAGCACAACAAACTATATTGCAAAAGGAAGAAGAGGCAGTTGAGGCTAAAGAAAGAGAGGCAAACGAACTTTATAAAAAAGCACACGCTGCTGGTGACGCAGATCTAATGTCAAAAGCCGACAGTTTAAAAACTGAGGTTTCTATACAAAAAGAAAAAATTAGAGTTGCAAAACAAAAACAGGAGCAAACAGCACAACAATCGCAATATGTTCCTTATCAACAACAACAACCGCAACAAGTACAACAAGCTCAACCAGAGCCAAAGCCGACAGAGCAGGCTTTGAGTTGGCAAAAACAAAATCAATGGTATGGTCAAGATGCTGAACCAACACAATATGCGTATTTTACTCATGTAAATTTGGTTCAAGAAGGCTATGAACCAGACTCAGAAGAGTATTATAATGAGTTAAATTCAAGAGTTTATAAAGTTTATCCGGGTTTACAATCCGATAATGCTGGACAAAGTGAGGGCGGACCCGCTGTGCAAAGAGTCGCCTCTGCTTCCGTAGGAAGTCGGCAAAAAACACAAGGCAAAAAGAACGGCGTATCTTTCACAAAAAGTGAAGTCGAAACGCTCCGTGGGATTAAACCGCATGGCATGGCAGATGACGTATGGTTAAAATCCGTTGCTAAAGAAAAACAAAAAATAGCTAACAGGGAGGCAAAATGACAGAAGCTAATAATGAAGGAATACAATCCAGAAAATCTCGTGAATCCGAGAATCACGCTAAAAATACTCGAAGACAACCATGGAGGCCAGTAAGAAAACTTGAAACTCCTCCGGCACCAGAAGGGTACGAATATCGTTGGATAAGAGAATCCATGTTGGGCCAAGAGGATAAAGCAAATGTGGCAAGAAGAATCAGAGAGGGTTGGGAACTCGTAAGAGGGACTGACTTACCTGCTGAATATTCTTATCCAACTGCTGATACAGGTAGACACGCTGGCTTAGTATATAGCGAAGGCTTACTATTGGCGAAAATACCTACAGAAACTCGTGAGGAGCGTAATGCTTATTATGAGGATCAAGCTAGAATGAAAAAGGAAGCGTTAGACAATAATATGTTTAATGAGTCTAGAAAAGATAGCAGATATGTAAAGTATGACTCTGATAGAAAGTCTAATGTTACTTTTGGAAAAAAGTAATTAACGATTAGGAGAAAATCTTATGGCAAATAAAGATGCCGCATTTGGTTTAAGACCTGTTCGTGAGATGGGCGGAGCACCTTATTCTGGTGGTCAGTCAAGATACAGAATCGCAAGTGGAGCTACAACTCCAATATTTCAAGGCGATCTTGTAACTCAACTGACAGCTGGCGTAATTGGCAGACACACCGCAACTGGAACTGTTCCTATTGTCGGAGTGTTTAATGGTGTTTCTTACACCGATCCAACCACGGGCGAGCAAGTCTTTAAAAACTATTATCCTGGCAGTATTTCTGCTTCGGATATTATTGCAAGCGTCATAGATGATCCAAATATTGTGTTTGAAGTACAAGCAGATGATACCTTCCCGGTAGCAGACCTGTTTGGTAACTTTGACATTGTTGATGGTTCACCTGTTGGCGATACTAAGTCTGGAAGATCCAATCTTGAGCTAGATGTAACAACTGGTGCAACAACAGCTACGTTACCGCTCAAATGTATTGACATCTCTCAGGATCCCGATAACGACGATGTTGCATCGTCAAACACCAATGTTCTTTGTGTGATTCAAAATCACATCATGGGACAAAAAGGTGCTGGTTTAGCATAAGCGAGGTAAATTAATATGGCTATTTCAAGAGCACAATTAGCGAAAGAGCTAGAGCCTGGTCTAAACGCACTTTTCGGTATGTCCTATGACCAATATGACAGAGAGTATGAAGATATTTTCGTCATCGAGGATTCAAATAGAGCATTTGAAGAAGAGGTGTTAGTTACCGGTTTTGGTTCCGCACCAGTAAAATCAGAAGGTCAAGGAGTTATTTTTGACAGCGCATCTGAAAGTTACAGCGCAAGATATACCCACGATACAGTGGCGTTAGCTTTCGCTCTTACAGAAGAAGCAGTTGAAGACAATCTTTATGACAGTCTGGGTAAACGATATGTTAAAGCATTAGCAAAATCTATGGCTAACACTAAGGAAGTCAAAGGTGCCGATGTTTTAAACAATGCTTTCTCATCTAGCTTCACAGGAGGCGATGGAGTATCACTTATTAACACTGCTCACCCACTTGCAGGTGGTGGATCAGCTGCTAATAGAGCTACTACTATGGCTGACTTAAATGAGGCTTCACTAGAAGACGCATTGATTGATATATCTACATTTACAGATGACAGAGGTTTAACAATCTCAGTACAAGCTGACAAGTTGGTAATACCACCACAATTAGTATTTGTTGCTGATAGAATTTTAAACTCTCAACAAAGATCTGGCACAGCTGATAATGACATCAACGCAATCAGAAACACAGGTGTTTTACCTGGTGGTTACGTTGTAAACCATTATCTATCTGATCCAGATGCTTTCTTTGTTCTTACATCTGTAAACAGCATGGGCGAAGGTCTAAAAATGTTCCAAAGATCTCCAATGGAAACATCTATGGAACCAGACTTCTCTACAGGCAACATTAGATATAAAGCAAGAGAAAGATATTCATTTGGCTTCTCCGACTGGAGAGGTATCTATGGATCTCAAGGTGCATAATTTGAAGTCGTAATACACTTTATTACTCAGTATTACAATTAAAAGGGTCCAAATAGGGCCCTTTTTTTATGTTAATTTGTAAAAGTTTGTAAATAAATGTATATTTGTATAATGAGCAAACCTAAATTTGACAAATTAGCATTTAAAGAAGCACTATTAGATGTGGGCGTTGGTTTTGTTATGGCTTTTCCAGTAGCTTTAGCTGTAATTTCAATTTGTAGATGGATTGGTTTTGGCGTTATACCAACAGCAGTTTTTCAAACAATAGTTTTTACTTTAGTTTCATTTACAAGAAAATATTTTATTAGAGTGCATTTTAAAAAACGCAATGAAAACATCTAAACCTATCTGTGTTGCAGATAAGCTATACGAGTAGTATTATAAAAGATGTAGAACTAATTGTTGCAGACAATGGTGTTTGCAATGGCTAATTTATAGGAGGCTGATTATGACTACACACTTTACTTCGGGTGTTACCAATGTTTCTTCTGACGGAACATTAGGTAAATTAAAAGCACCCGCACCACACAAGTATCATACATACTTTAATGATTTTGATACTTATTTAGCGTCCGATTGGACAATTACAACAACTGAGGATGGCACAGGATCCGCAACAGAGGCTTTGACCGATGGCGATGGTGGTATTTTGTTAGTAACAAATGCTGCTGGCGATAACGACCATGACTTTTTTCAGTTGGTAAAAGAAGGCTTTAAATATGAAAGCGGCAAACAGTTAGCGTTTCACGTTAGATTTAAAACTAACGATGCAACACAATCTGATATTGTTGCTGGTTTACAGCTTACTGATACTACACCATTAGATGTAACAGATGGTATCTTCTTTTTAAAATCAGATGGAGCTACAACTATCAGCTTTATCGTTGAAAAAGATAGCACACAATCTACATTGACTTTGCCTAATTCGTTGGCAGATGACACTTTTATGACTTTAGGTTTTGTTTATGATCCTAAAGATCAAAAGTTTCATGTGTATCAAAACAATGTATTAGCTGGCACAGTAGTTAGCACAAATGCTCCAGATAACGAAGAACTAACAGTTTCTTTCGGTATTCAAAATGGCGCTGCTGCTGCAAAAACCTTAAGCGTAGATTACATTGGTGCACATAAAGAACGTACAGCTGTAACTGAGCTGTAAGGAGTAGATAATGGCTGATACAGTAACAAGTCAGACTATCCAAGATGGTGAAAAAACAGCAATACTGAAATTTACCAACGAAAGCGATGGCACCGGCGAGGCTTCCGTAAAAAAAGTTGATGTTTCTGCTTTAAGCAAAGACAGCAGAGGAAGATCTTGCAGTTCTGTATCTATATCAAGAATATATTGGGCCTGTAGAGGCATGGGCGTTGACATTGAGTTTGACGCTAGTACCAATGTATTAGCGATACCATTACCTGCGGATAGCACAGGTGACGAATACTATGATTTATTTACTGGTATTCCGAACAATGCAGGTTCCGGGGTGACGGGTGATATAGACTTCACTACTGTTGCACACAGTAATGGCGATGCTTATTCGATTATCTTGGTTTTAACTAAGAACTACTCGTAAATATTTAGGCGGTCTTACGGCCGCCTTTTTTTTATATGGCAGTAAAAAGAAAAAAAGATCCAAGATTAGCAAGAGCTGGAGTAAGTGGTTTTAATAAACCAAAAAGAACTCCAAAACATCCGACTAAATCGCATGTTGTAGTTGCTAAACAAGGTGACAAAATAAAAACAATTAGGTTTGGACAGCAAGGAGCTAAAACAGCTGGCAAACCAAAAGCAGGCGAGTCCCGCAAAACAAAAATGAAAAGAAAATCATTTAAAGCTAGACATGCTAAAAATATTAAAAAAGGAAAAATGTCGGCAGCATATTGGGCTGACAAGGTGAAATGGTAATATGGCAAAAAAGAAATTAAACAAAGTTATTAAGGGTTTGAAAAAGGCTAGTAAAACTCATGCAAGTCAAGCTAAAACCCTTGAGTCTATTAAAATGAAAAAAGGTGGTGGTGCTAAATCCAAAACACCAGCTAACGTAGCAAATCCATCTATTTATGCAAGAGCTAAGGCTAAAGCAAAGGCAAAGTTTGACGTATATCCGTCGGCTTATGCAAATGCTTATATGGTTTCAGAATACAAAAAAATGGG